GATATTTGTAAAACCATTAGTAAAAGATTGGAAACAAAAAATAAAAGAATATGAAAAAGGGGCCGGGGATAATAAGTCGAATTAGAAAATTTATTGATAGCAAAGATGAAACAATAGTGCTACTACTTGCATATCTTCTCACCATTGGATTATCTGTCGTATGGAGTGTATATACTAACAAATAATTTTAGTAGTGTTAAAATCGTATAAATAACGACAATAAAACGAAATGGCAAAGTTTGAAAAAGGAAATCAATTAAGTAAAGGAAGACCACCTGGTGCAATCAATCGTTCTACTGAACAAGCAAAATTAACTATTGCAAGATTAGCTAATAGAGGATTAGATAATATTAGTGAGGATTTAGAGAAAATAAGAAAGCAAGACCCATTAGAGGCTGCAAAGTTATATTTGAAACTATTAGAGTATATCGTACCAAAGAAAGCACAAATGGAATTAAGTGGACAAATAGACCAACGCATCCAACAAATCAGTATTAACATAACCAAATCAGGCAGTGGACTTACAGATTAATACAACCATAACATTTGAAAACCTATTAGAAAGTAAACAAAGAGTTACACATCACATAGGAGGAACGAGAAGTGGAAAGACTTATGCAATCATTCAGTTCTTAATAGTAGAAGCATTACAAAACAATCAAACCATTACAATAGTAAGAAAGACTATACCATCATTGAAGAAAACTGTGATGAAAGACTTTAAGGATATTTTAATTAGTATTGGTATATGGGATGAGAATAGATTAAACATTGCAGATAGAGTATATGGATTTCCCAATGGTGCAATGATACAATTTATAAACACAGACGACCCTGATAAGTTAAGAGGATTAAAATCAGACATACTTTTTATAGATGAAGCAAACGAAGTAGATGAAGATGCATACTTTCAGTTAAGTATAAGAACAACAGGTAAGATAATACTGGCTTATAACCCAACGGTATCACCTTATAGTTGGTTAAGACAAATGCAAGATTGTGAAAGATTTACAACTAACTACAAAGACAATCCTTATCTACCAAAAGAAATGGTTAAGTCTATTGAGGATTTGCAACAAAAGAATCCTAAACTATGGAAGATATATGGATTAGGAGAATACGCCGCTAATGATAAAGCAATCTACCAATTTGAAGTTGTAGATACATTTGATGCAGAGTTTGTTGCGTTTGGTTTGGACTGGGGATATGGTGGAGATGAACTGGCATTAGTTGCAGTATTCAAAGAAGGCGATAACCTTTATTTAGAAGAACTGATATATGAGAAAGGAATGGTAATGAAAGATATTGCTGACAGATTGGAAAAGTTAGGTATAAATAAATCATATGAGATATTCTGCGATAGTAGTGAACCTCGTAGTATAGAAGAGTTATATAGATGTGGATTCAATGCAAAGCCTGTAAAGAAAGGGCCTGATAGTATTAGGTTTGGTATTTCAGTATTGCAGAATTATAAACTACATATCTTAAAGACATCAACTAATTTAATCAATGAGATGTATGGATATCAATATGCAACTGACAAACACGGGTATACAACCGACACACCAGAAGGTGGTTTAGACCATTTACTGGATGCGGCAAGATATGTAGCAATGATGAAATTAACACAAAAAGCAGTAAGAAAAGGAAGTTATGCAATTACAATCAGATAACAAACAACAGACATGGACATCGGAAGAGATTAAAGATTTGCTAATGTATGCAAGTGAAATGAATCAGGTGAACGAACAATTAAGAGCACAACTAATAGCAATGGATGCTAAATTGAAGAACGAAGAAGGAAAGAACAAAAGATTAATAATGACAATAAACTATTTAACAAACCCACAATAATATGAAACAGACAATTAAAGTGCTTGCACTAACAGAATGGAAAGATGTTACATTAAAGAAATACTTACACATGATGAATGACATCGAAGCATATAAAGAGGATGAAGAAGCAGTGACTGCGTTAATGCTACACCATTTAGCAGGAATACCATATGAGGAAATGACCAACGTATCTGCTGAAAGTTTTAACATACTAAAAGAAAAGATATCAAAGTTTTTGAAACCAGAAGATATGGAGTTGCAGAAGTTTGTAAAGATTGGTGATGTTGAATACGGATTCGAACCTAACTTATCAAAGATGACATATGGTGCATATGCTGACATTAGTCAATACGATACAATCAGTATAGATAAGAATTGGGGAAAGATAATGTCTATACTATACAGACCTGTAACTAAAAAGGATAAGCATGGTTTATATCAAATAGAAAAGTATACAGGCGTTATAGATGACAAACTATGGTTAGATGTAACTATGGATGTACACTTTGGATGTTTGTTTTTTTTTCTCAATTTGCAACTGGACTTAATGAACGCTACCCTGAAATCTTTGACGGAGAAGGAGTATCATCCCAACATCAATACAATTTTGGAAGAAAGTGGAGAAGCTATTCAACGATATTCGAACTTGCTCAAGGAGACATCGAAAAAATAGATACAGTTGTATTAGAACCATTAGAGAAGTGTTTATTGTTTTTGGCATATAAAGCTGATAAGAATCAGTTAGAGACTCTATTACATAAGGAGACTATTAAGAATATGAAATAGTCAACCATTTTTGAAATTACGATTGTTAAATTAAAAACATCACATATGCCTTGGAGTAATAGCAAGAATGGTGCATTGAGATATTCAGTTAACAGAGAAAACAATTCTGGATATTACATTGGGCCAACAAGAGGATTATCATCACCTAAAAATAGTAGACGAGCATGTCTATGTTTGGAATCAGACACTTACGATGTAAGATGTTGTCAAGGTGCTTTGATGCAACAAGGTATCGGTGTAATTCAAGGAACTCCACAACAATTAGTTGGAGGTGCATTTAGTGACGGATTTAGTGATGGTTTCAATATTGGTTCTCCGTTAAATTCTTAAAATATATAAAATATGCCATTAGATAAACAGCAGTTAATACAAGAAAATAATACTAATTTTCCTAATAACAATAGTCAATTCATTACACCAGCGTTATTAAGACAATTCAATGCTGATATGATTGACTCTATGCAATTGACTCAAAGCATGAGTGAATATGCAAAGTTAAATGCTGCAAACCAATTCACAGGTAATCAAACAATCACAGGTAACTTAAATGTTACAGGTGTTATTTCTGCAAGTGTACTATATGTGCAAACAGAAACTGCATCAGTAATATACTCATCAGGCTCAAACCAATTAGGAGATGAGTTGACAGATGTGCAAACATTAAGTGGTAGTGTAAAGATACAAGGTACATTATTACTTAATGGACAACCAATATCAACAAGTAGTGTTAGTGTAGATACAGGTAGTTTAGTTACTACTGCGTCATTCAATCAATATACACAATCTACGAATTTAAGACTTAATTCTCTAGAAACAAATTCGGCTAGTGTAAATGTATCAATAAGTAATTTAAATCAAACCACAGCAAGTTTAAATACATCTGTAACTGCTTTAAATCAATTCACTGCATCACAAACTGCATTAAACGGAACATTCGCAACAACTGGTAGTAACACATTTACTGGCAATCAAATAATAGATAGAGCAAGTAAGTTATATACTAACGGAATATATTGGACTGATGTAACTGCTGGATTTAACAATTTAGAAATTATAAACCAAGGTGGAGGCAATTTAGATTTTGCTTCTTTGAATGGTGGTAGAATGAGAGTAGTAAATACTCCTTTACAATTAACAGGTAGTGTACTTTCATCTAATAGTGATATCAGTACATCTGCAAACATATACGCTGCTAACTTAACTGGTAGTGGTGTTACACCTGCAGGAACTATATCATCTTCTGCACAAATAACTGCATTAGGATTTGTTAGTTCATCTGTAACTGCATCATCTTTAATTACTGCATCAGCAACAGGAGCAACAATCACATTTACAAAAGGAGATAATACTCAATTTAGTATATCGGTAGCAACTGGGTCATTTGTATCTGCATCATACGCTGAAACTGCATCTCTTGCAATTAACGCTTTAGATATTATTGTTAGTGTAAAGAATACAACAGGTGCACAAATAAATAAAGGTACTGTTGTAAGAATCATTGGTGCAACTGGTGATAATCCTTTAATAGGAACTGCAAGTTGGACAAATGATGCAAACTCAGCAAACACATTAGGATTTGTTACAGATAATATAGCAAATGATGCATTTGGTAAAGTAATGACACAAGGAACTTTATTAGGAATTAATACTGACCCCGCATTAGGATATACAGCAGGTCAATTAGTTTATCTATCTTCATCTGGTCAATTTACAAATGTTAAACCACCAGCACCATTCCACGAAGTTAGATTAGGACAAGTATTAAGAGCACAACAAAACAATGGCTCAATATATGTTTTAGTTCAGAACGGATACGAATTGGAAGAGCTACATGATGTTGATATAAACACAGGTAGTTTAGCAAATAATAATTTATTAGCATGGAACTCTGCAACTTTACAATGGGAGAATAAAACTCTAACAGAAGTAGGAGCAACAACAACTGCATCATTTAATCAATATACATCTTCTACAAATAGTAGATTAAATAATATTGAAACAACAACTGCAAGTCTTAATTCATCTATAACTCAATTGAATGCATCATCTGCATCTCAACAAGTTAGTATAAACAATTTGAATACGA